ATTTTTTAGAAAATACTTATCTTAAAGATGGCTCAAGACTTGGAGATAATATCAAAGTCATAAAAGCTTTTTCTGACCTAGCTGACAAATTATCAGAAGATGAAATCATCAAAGGCGATGGATCTGAGTATATGACAGCTAAAGACATCGAAAAAGAAATTAACGAACTTACTCAAGAAGGATCTGCTTATTGGATAAAAACACATCCAAATCATCAAAAAGCAGTTCAAGAAGTGTTGAAGTTAAGAGAGATGCTTAATGGCTGATAAATTTGAGCCAGGCGAAATAATATCAGAGGAAGAAATTAGACTTGAATGTTTAAGACTTGCAACTGAATTTAGTCCAGAGAATGATCGAAGAGATCCTCTGCCAGTAGCTGATAATTATTACGAATGGGTAAAAAAAAATTCTAAGCGACAATCTGAAAAGACCGCTAAGAAAAAAGACAAAGTGAAGTCTTAAAATTTACAGATGCGACCTCCAATCGGAGACAACCAAGTCGATTACATTAACCAACAACAATAAGGAGATTTGCAAATGTCAAATCAAATTACTACAGCTTTTGTACAGCAGTATTCAAACAATGTACAAATGCTATCACAACAAAAAGGCTCACTATTGAGATCTGCTGTTGATGTTGAAACTGTTGTCGGCAAGAATGCTTTTTTTGACCAAGTTGGCGTAGCCTCTGCGGTTAAAAGAACTACAAGACATGCTGACACTCCACAGATGGATACACCACATGCAAGAAGAAGAGTAAGTCTTGTTGATTATGAGTACGCTGATCTTATCGATAACCAAGATAAAATTAGAACTCTAATCGATCCAACTTCATCTTACGCTACTGCTGCTGCTTACGCATTAGGTAGAGCTCAAGATGATGAAATCATTGCTGCGTTATCTGGAACAGCTTACACAGGAGAGACTGGCTCAACAGCTACTGCTCTTCCTTCAAGCCAAAAGATAACTGAAGCTGGTACTGACGGCTTAACTATTGCAAAACTAAGATCTGCAAAAGAGATTTTAGATGCTGCATCAGTTGACGCAAGTATTCCTAGGTATATAGCGGTGAGTCCCAAACAGATCACAGATTTGTTAGGAACTACTGAAGTTACATCTAGTGATTTCAATACTGTAAAAAGTTTAGCGAATGGAGAAGTTAATTCATTCCTTGGCTTCAATTTTATCGTGTCTAACAGACTAACATCTGCTTCATCTAAAAGACTTTGCCTAGTATGGGCAATGGATGGTTGCAAGATGGCTATCGGTCAAGATTTAATGACAAGAATAGATGAGAGAGCTGACAAAGGTTATGCTCATCAAGTTTATGTATGTCAAAGTCTTGGAGCGACTAGAATGGAAGAAGATAAAGTTGTAACAATCGAAGCTCATGAAGCTTAATCAATAGGAGAAATATATTATGGCAAATTCGATACAATATGCGAAAACTGTTAGTGTTCCTTCTGAAAAGATTAAGACTAACGAACTATCTGGTAGAGTAAGAGCTGCATTTGCTGAATACGAAGCATCTGCTGAACAAGATACTATCACTATGTTCACAATACCAAATGGTGCAAGATTACTATCTGGTGCTGTTAGTTATGACGCTTTAGGCTCAAGTACAACTATCTCAGTTGGTTACGCTGCTCATACAAAAGCAGACGGAACTACTCAAGCTGTTGATGTGGATGAATATAAAGCTGCGGCTTCATCAGCGTCAGCTGGTAGTGCAGATATTCTTGACACTATAGCTTTAGGAAAAAACTCAGTAGTTGATGCAGACAAAGATGGAATGCCAGTAACTGTAACATTAGCTGGTGCTAATGGAACTGGTACTATCCAACTTCAAATGTTCTACGTTATTGACTAATAACTAAATTTTGTTTGGCGGATGAAATACTCCGCCAGGCAATAGTAAAATGGCAAGAGCAATTTCAAGAAATAAAAAAAATTACAGACCTACTAAAAAAGGTGCTGGAATGACAAAGGCTGGAGTGAAAGCTTATCGAAGAGCTAATCCAGGATCAAAATTAAAAACCGCAGTTACTGGTAAAGTTAAAAAAGGATCAAAGGCTGCGAAAAGAAGAAAATCATATTGCGCAAGATCTTTAGGACAACTGAAGAGATCTTCTGCAAAAACTAGAAATAATCCAAACTCAAGGATCAGACAAGCAAGACGAAGATGGAAATGTTAAAGTGAAATATCTTTTAATTTTATATGTGTGTAGTTACGCAGCAGATACTCCAAAATGTAACAACGAGAGTATTACAGGATCATTTGATAATTGGTCCACATGTATAAATCAAGGATACCAACAATCACATTTTTTATTAAACGAACTTTATCAAGAAGATTTTGAAGATGAAAAACTAGCAATTAGATTTTCATGTAGAAAACAAGGAGAACCAACATAATGGCAAGTGCAGTAGATATAGCAAATTCAGCTCTTAATCTTTTAGGAGCATCAACAATTTCAGCATTCACAGATGATAGTAAGAATGCAAGATTAGTTAATCAAAGATATGAACCAGTAAGAGATAGAGTATTTAGATCTCATGCTTGGAACTGCTTACATAAAAGAGTTCAATTAGCTCAAAACAGTACAACACCAGTAGTAGAATATTCTTTTGCTTATGCCTTACCTTCAGATTGTTTGAGAGTTTTGAAAGTTCACAATGGTACTACTGACAGTATTCAATCAGATATAGATTATAAAATTGAAGGTAGAAATATCGTAACGAATGAAGGAACTGTTTATATAATTTATATTGCAAAAATTACAGATCCAAACGAATACGACACATATTTACAAGAAAGTATATCTCATCAACTGGCAGCAGATTTAGCTTATGCGGTAACTAACAACGCAACTCTAGCAGATAAATATATGGCTAGAGCAGATGAAAGATTAAGAGAAGCAAGATTTATTGATGCAACAGAAAACTCATTAGGAACTATAGAAAGCTCTGAATTTACAGATGCTAGATTATAATGACCAAATCGGCTTTTGATCCAAGATTACTAGAAAAATATTCTGAACCTAAATCACTTCTTCATTTTCAATGGGGAGATGACACTAAAGTTTATCGATACGCATTAGTAGAAATTATTAACGAACATGAAATTGATCCAACTTCTAAATGTAAAAGAGAAGAGCAAGGATTAAGCCAACAAGAAATTTTTAAAAGAATATGCCAAGAACGACATTAGCTTTAACCTCTTTTGTATCTGGAGAGTTTTCTCCTAAAATGGATGGTAGAACAGATTTTGAAAAGTATAGCTCTGGTGCAAAAACTTTAGAAAATTTTTTAGTACATCCTCAAGGTGCTGCTACTAGAAGAGTTGGAACTCAATTTATTGCAGAAGTAAAATCTTCTGCTGCTAAAACAAGATTAATACCTTTTGAGTTTTCAACTACTCAAACTTATATTTTAGAATTTGGAAATAATTATATTAGATTTTTTAAAGACAAAGGACAGATACTTTCTGGTGGATCAGCTTATGAAATATCTACTCCTTATTTAACAGCAGAATTGTTTGACATAAAATTTGCTCAATCAGCAGATGTTATGTACATCACTCATCCTAATCATGAAGTGATGAAGTTATCAAGAACTGGACATACTTCTTGGACATTAACAGAAGTAGAATTTACTGATGGACCTTATCTTGCAACGAATACAACATCGACTACTTTAACACCAGCCTCTGCTGGAGTTGGAACTGGTATAAATATAACTGCTTCTGCGGTAACTGGAATAAATGGTGGAGCTGGATTTCAAACAACTGATGTTGGAAGAATAATATCTTTTAATGGCGGTAAAGCTAAAATTACATCCAGATCAAGTACGACTGTTGTTGTTTGTGAAATAACTACTGCATTTACAAACACCAATCCAACAGCTGCTTTTAACCTGGGTGCGTTTTCAGATACAACTGGACATCCTTCATGTGTTTCATTCTTTGAACAAAGATTAGTTTTTGCTGGCACATTAGATGAGCCACAAACATTATTTTTCTCTAAAGCTGGAGATTATGAAAACATGACTACTGGCACAAATGCTGATGATGCTATGGTTTATACGATTGCATCTAATCAAGTTAATGCCATTAGATATATGAAAGCAGTAAGAACTTTAGTGGTTGGTACTACTGGAGGAGAATTTACAGTTTCAGCAGATGGAACAGATGCAAGTATAACACCAACTAATATTACAATTAAAAAACAAAGTTCTTTTGGATCTGCAAATGTTGATGCTATTCCAGCTGGTAACGCAATCTTGTTTTTACAAAAAGCAAAAAGAAAAATTAGAGAATTACAATACAACTTTGATAGTGATGGTTATCAAGCTCCAGACTTAACTATTCTTAATGAAACAGTTACTGATACTGGAATAAATGAAATGTCATATCAACAAGAGCCAGGTAGTAATATTTGGTGTGTTAGAGATGATGGAGTTCTAGCTTGTTTAACTTATCAAAGATCCGAAAATGTAATTGCCTGGACAAGACATATATTTGGTGGAGAGTTTGATAGTGGCAATGCAGTATGTGAAAGTGTTGCAAGTATTTCTGGAACATTAACAGAAGATGAAGTTTGGGTTATTGTAAAAAGAACAATCAATGGTGCTACTAAAAGATATGTAGAATGTTTTTCTGATTTTGATTTTGATGAAACAGATGCAAATGATTTTAAATTTTTAGATAGCCACCTCTCCTACTCTGGATCTGCTACAACTACATTAAGTGGTCTATCACATCTTGAAGGTCAAACAGTTTCTATATTAGCTGATGGTGCAGCTCATGCAAATAAAACTGTAAGCTCTGGTGCGATCACATTAGATCGATCAGTTACTAAAGCATGTGTTGGTTTATCTTATGATAGTATTTTACAAACAATGAGAATTGAAGGTGGAGCTGCTGAAGGAACTTCTCAAGGTAAAACAAAAAGAATTTCAAAAGTAGTTTTAAGATTATTTGAAACAGTTGGTGTAAAGGTTGGACCTTCATTAACAAATTTAGAGACTATTCCTTTTAGAACAACATCATCTTTATTAAGTAATCCAGTTGATACATTACTTTCTGGAGACAAAGAAATTGAATTTAACGATGACTATAATTCGGATGGCTTTATATTTATTAAACAAGATCAGCCTCTTCCTTGTTCAATATTAGCAATCTATCCAACTCTAGTTACATCGGATGGCTAATTTTAAAATAGTTCCTTACGAAAAACATCATGGCGATGAGATGGTTGAGTTTGGATTAAACCATAAATTAATGGATATAGATGCGAGTTACACAGAGACTAGAATTGATACTAAAGTGTTTGGTCTTTCATTCACTTTATTGGCTGACAATACTCCTATCCTTTCTGGCGGCATTATTCCTTTATGGGATGGAGTTGCTGAAGGTTGGGTTATGGCAAGTAAAGGAGTTCATGATTACAAAATTAAAGCAGCTTCTGCGGTCAAGAGAAGATTAGATCTACTCTGTAAGAACAATGAAGTTTGGAGATTGCAAACAGCAGTCAAAGAAGAATTTAAAACTGGAGTTCGGTTTGCCGAATGGCTTGGTTTAAAAAATGAAGGTTTGATGACCATGTATGGTCCAGACCAAACTAACTATTATAGGATGGCAAAGATATATGAGTTTCATAGGTAATTTAGCTGCTGCAAGTGGTGCAAAAGCAATCGGTAAATACAATTCAAGTGTTGCTTATCAAGAAGCACAATACGAAAGAAAAAAAGCAGCAGTAAAACAAAAAGTATATGAAACAGTTGAGAAGCCAAGATTATTAGATCAACAAGATCAACAGTTTGCAGATTTCTTTGTTAAGTCTTTAAGATCTGGTGCAGAAATGCGAGCTGGTACTACTCCAATGTTTGTTGCTATTAAAAATAAACAGCTTCAAGCTTTTGATGTAGCAATAGCAGACTACAATTCTAAAGTTGCTGTAACCGATATGATTAATCAATCTCTACTAATTGAAGCTAGAGGTAGAGGCGAAGAGTTTAAAGGTAAGATGACAGCTAACACAGAGTATATGAAAGCTGCTGGAAGTTTATTATCCATGGGATCTCAATCTCAACAAGCTGGAAGATTGGTAATCGTATAATGGCAAAATTAGAAATTTTTAACAGTCAAGCTAATATGAAAGATAGTAATACTCCAAGATCATCTGCTCTTGCATTACCATTTTCTTTAGCAACTCAAAGAGGTCAAGCTATTACATCTGTTGCAAAGACAATCGCATCTATTCAAAAGGATATGTATGCTATTGAAGATACCAACAATTATAATAAAGCATTACCAGCTTTATCTTTAGAAATAGATAAAAAATATTCTAAATATAAAGAAAGCAGAGATACAAATGCTCCTAATAAATTAATAAAAGATTTAGAGCCAAGTAATTTTAAAACTTTTTTAGATGGTCAAAGTATTCCAGTTCAAAGATTATTAAAAAGTAAGCTTGCAGAAAAAGCTTCTTTATTAGTTCCTAAATTAAATAGTCAAATTGTAGAAAATAATATTAGTGATTTTAAAGTTGGATTATCAGATGCTTTTGATACAGCTATAAATCAAATGATTAGTAAAGACCAGGCAGAGATGGCTATTGGTACTATTGCTTTTGAAAAATTAATTAACAATCAAGCTGCTGCTAATTATATTGGAACTAATGAATTTGATAAATTAGTTAAAGCTAAAACAAAAATTAAAAATAATTTATTATTAAATGTTAATCTTCAAATCAGTCCAAAAGAAATTTTAGAAAATCAAGAAGCTTTAATTGAAGCTGTTGGACCAGATGCTGCTAAAGAATATTTATTTAAAGCAAAGACAGCTCTCATATCTAAAAGAGTTGATAAAGAACGAAAAGAAAGAGCACTAGAATTACAAGATCAAGAAACTCAAATCGGAGCTTTCACAGAAGTTTTGGTAAGAATTGATAATTTTCAA